GATTCTATGCAACGTCGTAATACCAATACCGAAATGCTGCAAGGTTTCTTTTACCGTGTGATTGCGCGCGTACGTTCGCACCTCTCTGTCGGTGTAGCTCATGGCAGCGCCTGTATAAGCGTTTTGATTTGCTCGTATCGTGCCTGGGCTGTGGTAAGCTGCTTGTGCAACAACAACGCCTGCCCTAACTTGCCGCCTGCTGCTATGCTTTTGTCGGCTTTACGCTGCAATGATTCGCGGTTTTCTGTTGTGGCAGTACGGTATGCATGATAGTACCTGGTGTACCGTTCGTCGTCTGCATCTTCGAGCCGCTCTATCATGTCTACCAAAGCCGCGTTTAGCACGTTTACCATAGTTTGCAAGCGGTTCGTAATCTTTGCATGTTGGTGCCGACAAAATCCACATAGGGCTATACCGTCTGTGTTGTCTGGCTGGTATTTCTCTAAGCAGTAGGCACAAATCGGCTGCCATAGTCCAGTATTGCGCGCGGTTGTCATCGGCTTAATTCCTCTCTCAGTGTATCGATTAGCGAACGTGTCGGAAGCCATACGCTGGCTAGCCTGTCAAATTCTTTTAGGTTGCCCGTGATTAACACGTTGCGCAATTGCTGCAGCCTGTTTTCGGGTATCATCTGGCTTGCCGTTAACCTCGGCAGCGGCTCGGCTGGCTTCACTGGCTCGGCAGGCTTTGGTGTTGGTCGTGATTCATAACCAGTAGGCACGTATGGTGCAACGCTTTTGATACAAAAGTATTTGCCGCTTGCATCCTGCTTCACATGCCCAGTGCCTTTTAGCCGATGCAACAGGTTATGTGTGCTTTGCTTGCTCTTGTTGATTGCCTCGGCAATGTCTTGCGCTCTCCAGTGTGTACCGTCTGCAAGGTATTCCAGCACGGTTGCGCGCTCTTTGGTAAGCAGGAAACTTTCAGGGTCGCCGATTACCTCGTGATGCGAGCCGGTGCTATTCCAGGTTAGCAGCCGTTTGTCATCGGCTTCTATATCCCTGCCGCGTACAATTAATTCTGATTGGTTTTCTTCACCTGGTATACGGCTTAGAATAAACATGCCAGACACGCCGCCTGCAAGCCCCGTGGTACCGCTTATTTCATCGAAAGCGTCATCGCTTTTACTTTTGCGCGTGTGGTGTATTACCAGGATTGCGCAATGGTATTTCTCTGCAAGCATCGTAAGCGGCTTTACCGCGTCGTAATCTTCGCTGTAGGGATTTGCGTATTTTTCACGCGGTGCACGGATATTCTCGAGAATGTCCACAACAATCAAAACGGTATCTGGGTATTTCAGGAGATAAATTTCAAGGTCTTCTACTGCCTGGCTGCCTCGGCTCCAATTCTCGGCAATCAGCAGATTTGACGGCTGCCCTTCGTCACCAATTGCCATTTGTCGCAATCGCTGCTGCATACGCCGCTGGTTGCTCTCAAGGTCAAGATATAAAACCTTGCCTTTTTCTGATTTGTATTTGCCGAAAACCAAATCACCGCGAGCTACCGCGCGCGCAATGTGTGTGCCTGCCCAGCTTTTGCGCGCTTTCGGCTTGCCTGCAAAGACAAAGCATCCTTCCGGTAATATCTCTTCTACAATCCAGGTAAGCGCGGCAAATTGCTTAGCTTCCAATGCCTCGGCAGAAATCAAATCAAACTGCAATTCGTTGCTAGCCGCGAATGATTCCGGCTGCAGTGCTGCCAGCATATTCATTGCATCTGCCTGATATAGTTTTGCCCAGTCTGCTAAATCCCCGCCGTTACCCAGCTGCATATTTACGGCATACACGGATAGCCGTACATCCTGCATTGCCTTAACGGCTTTTGCCGTGGCTGCCCTGCCTGCTTTGTCGCAATCCAGTGCAACAATAATAGAGCCGCTCCACATGCGCAAAAGCTCGGCAAGCAGGCTGGCAGTTGGTGCCCGCTCGCCGCCGCCTGCCAGGGTGATTGCTGGTATTCCAAAGTGCTGTGCTACTACCGTGCTAGCTTCGCCGTTACAGTACACAAGCGGCTGTTTTGTTGCGCGTGCCATTTTGATTGCTTCTGGCAGCTTGTACCAACACGAGGTAAAGCCCTTTTCATTGGTGTAGGTGTTGTTATCTCGATAGTCTAGAAACCGATACCGCAAGCCGTTTGCAGTTTGTATGCTTATGGCAGGTCGTTTTAAATACCGAATAGGTGCAAAGCCTGCCGCTGCAAACACTTCCCAATTTACGCCCTTTTGCGCCGCGTAATCGGTGTGGTCTGTATAAACACGCTTGCTACTGTCTATCGCCGCTCCTGGTTGCTCTATGCCCCATTGCGGCATACGTTGTACTAGGTCGTACAAGCTGCCGCGCTCTTGTGTAACGTGGTCTAGCCAGGTGCCGTGCTCATCGCCCGTAATGTGCAAGCTAAAACCATTGCTATCGCTGCCTGGTCGAAATGGTGAATTAATACGGTATTGATTGCTACTGGCAGGCTCTATATTGAGCGCTGCCAGTACCTGTGCTGCTGTGCTGTCCATGCTGTTACCTTACAAACTGCCAGGCAAGCATTACGCCTGCCTGGCAAAAACGTGCTGCCTAAAACATTGCCTCGTCGTCTTCAATTGGTACCGCTGTGTTTTGTGGTGTTGGTGCTGGCTCGGCTTCGATGTTGCCGCGTCGCTCGTCTAGCCAGCCATCATTTACCAATTCAGCCCGCAATGCAGCCGCTTTGGCAAAAAGCTCGTCACCAATGTACAGGGCTGTGATTTGCGCCTCTGTAGCTGGCTCGGTAATGCCGAGCAATTGCACATCATGCAAGCCCGCTTTTTGGGTACCGCTGCCTACCTCGACAAATAGCGGCTTTTTCTGTGCATCAACAGCGCCGCCGAATTCTACCCAGAATGCCCATTGTGGCAACGCGGCTTCTGCTTGCGCGTTCGCTGTCTTTACTACCCAGTCATTATGATTGCTTAATACCGAATGTTTGGCGCCTGTGATTCTGCCAGCAATCCAGCCTTTGCAGGCGAATATTACCGGCTCGGTATAGCCTCGCATAAGGCAGACGATTTCGGTATACAGTTTCATGCCTTTGTCACGCTCCCAGTGCTTGTGCCAAATCATGCTGCCGTCAATCATCGTAAACGGCTGGGTACGTCGTGCAATTGGCACCAATGCAATATCAGGTGATTCGTAGCCTTCTTCATTTGGATATAGGCTTGATTCTGCCCAGCCATCAGGGCAGGCGTTCATATACTGGGCTTTCACGTAGAATTGCCCAGGCTCTCCCGTTCTGCCTACCTTGCGTCCGTTATTCCATCGTATGCGCGCGTAGCTGGCTTTCTCTTTGTCTTCTGTCCATTGCACTTGTTTAGCTGCGTTTTTCCATGTCATCTCATTACTCCCCTTCAATTTGCGTTGTACGCTTCTGCCGAATGATTTCTATTACTCTCTCGATTGTTTCGTGGTCAGCGTGTGTATAGAACGCTTCCAGAATGCAAACGATAATAGACGATACCGAAACACTGTACAGGGCTGCCGTTTCGTTCAAACGCTTATGCAGCCAGGTAGGCATTGCTAATACTGGTCTGGGCATGGCTCTATGCTTTCTCGATACGCAAGAACGATTTTACTGCAGTGTGCTTTTTGTACGCTCGTAAGCGACGTGCTACCGCATCTGCAAATTCATTGTTCTGGTCAATAAGCTCTAATACAAATGCATCGATTGCTGCAGTATCGTAGCTAATGCGCTCTGTTTCTGGTTGCATCTTGAGTGTTGCAACGCCCTTGATAGTGTGGCTCTTCAGCTCGGCAGCCTGCATGATTTGCGAAATAGCAACGCGTGTGGTCTTCTGGTTTTCCTCAAGCGCTTTCATTTCGTTCTGATATTCCATAAAATCAAGCGTAAGCAGCCGCAAATAATCTAAATCTGTTTCGCGCGTCATCGTTGTACCTCTTTGTTATACTATGCTTGCTGTGCCTGTGCTGCAGCGCGCGCGCTTTCGTTTACCGAGGCGCGCGCTTCGTTGTCAAGCCTGGTTAGCTCGATAGTAAGCGCGTTTAGTAGCAAGCCTGTTGCCGTCATCTGTTGCGCTGTTGCCTCTGCCTTCCATCGTTGGATTAATTCCAAAGGCATCCGAATCGTTACCATCTTGCTGCCCTTGCTCGGTATACCAGGCTGGTGGTATTTTTTTAGGTACATATACATATCCTTCTGCTAATAACGCTGCTTGTAACCAATCTGCTGCCGTGCAGAGCGCCTCATCATAATCAAATACCCAAAGCACTGTAGGGTTCGCATTACAGCTGCTTAATTGCACCAAATTTACCTCTTCGCCGCTAATAACATCTTGCCAAATCGTTGCCGTTATGGATGTTGTTATGTCTGCAAAGTTTTGCAATTTTTGGTACGTAACAGCCAGCCGTGCAAATCCAGTAATAGGGCATTTGATAAGCTCTCGATACGGCTGTACAAACGTTTGCAAGTTTGGTGCCATTTCTCGCACAAAATCCATGTGATAGCGTTGCTCGATTGATTCGCCCTGGTTGGTTGCAATCCTTGTAAACATTACTGCCGCTCTCTTTCTTTTGGCTTTACCACAATTACCACTACTGCCGCAATCCCAAATATGATATACGCTGCCGCTGCAAAAAACAGGATAGCTATAATCATCTGCTCAACTCTCGTACACAGTATGCAATGTCTGTTACCTTTTCATAGCCTGAAATGCCGAGCAAATCACCTGCATTGTCTATGTGTATCAATACCCATTTACCGCGCGCGTTATGCAGCTTTGTGCAATCGAACGCATAAAACACCTGGGTAATGTCTTCATCAAAAAATACCAGGTTGTGTGTTTTGCCGTTGTGATTTATCAGCGTTGCCGAAACAGCAGGACGCGGAAAATCTTTGCGAATGCCAAACATGATGCTTACACATTGCGCGGGTGATGCATTCATTGCAGCACCGAGGCTGGCATAAGAGGTGACAAATCCAGCCCTGGCAATACTTCTGCCTCTCGGCTCTTGCGCTCGGCTCGGTACACATTTTCAACAGCCAGGCTATATACGCTTTTTTCTGCCTGCCGCAATCGCATTGCATCGATAATACGAGCGTTTAACGGCTGCCCTGTGAGTGTGCGTTTGGCTAGTTCCTTGTGTGCTTCGAGTAGGTGTAATTCGTAGCTGTTCATGCTGTGCTGCCTTTCTGTAGTGCCTGCCGAGTGTCTGGCTCGGCAGGCTGTTTGCATTGTTTAAGCGTATTGCCAAGACACGTTATATAGCAAATGTTGCAATTCCAACTGCAATGCAATCATTTTTTGTGATAGCTTATTTGCTATTTCTTGATTCTGTTGCATATTTATTTCTGTCAAAAACCAATTTATACGATGTTGCAAAACGATAATTTTGAATCCAGTTGATTCGTATCTGTTCATGGTGTGCTGCCTTTCTGTAGTGCCTGCCGAGTGTCTGGCTCGGCAGGCTGCTTGCGTTGTTTGTTATAGTGCTGCTAGGCGTCGTGCAATTTCCAATTTGATAATTGATGTCATCACGGCAGCCAGGATGCCGTTTTCTTTGTGTAGCTCTTTGTACCAGGTCATCAATTCGCCGTACAAATCGCCATAAGCAACAGCTTTTACGCGTTCTGCGTGCATATCCCAAAAACCATCAAACATAGTAGGCTGTGTGTTTTCGGTTGCATCGTCTAATTCGTTTGGCAGTGCATTGCAATAGCCGCTGCATTCGCCGATAGCAGCCCCGCAATGTGGGCAATCTGTGTTGTTCATTGTGTTCTGCATTGTGTTGCGCTTTCTGTTTCAGATTCCTTGCCGCCTTTGCGGCTGATTGCATAATAGCACAGGTAAATACATATTGTCAATACATGTAACGAAATCAAATAACACGATACCTGCAAGGGATTAGCTTGCAGGTATCGTGGCGGTCTTGGTAGTGTTCGTTAAGGATTGCAGGCGTATTGTATCACGGCTTTTTTGGGTATGGTGCACCTGTCCAGGCTGTCACGTTTACCGTTTCTGGGTAATCGCGCCAAAGCTGCCTATACGCTCTATACGCTTCTTTGTCTGCAGGTGCAAGCGGTGCATCATCAAGCTGCGTATAGTCTGATTCTTGCAGTATCTGATTCCGATACATTCGCAACAGCTGCATAGCCTCGGCTTCTGTCGGATTGTCTACAACAGTGCTGCCGTCTGGCAATTGCTCGCTGTACTCTTCGCCGTACTCATCCCAAAATTGTATGTGCAGCTGTGGCAGTATCAAACGCTGTCGAAAAATTATCATTCTACACTTCCTGTTAGTTGCACAACATGCAGAAAAGGGCTCGCGCCTGGTGTGTTTTCGGCATTTACATTTACTGTTGTATTTGCACCAGGCACTAATTGAATACTAAAAAAATCACTGGTATTAAAATACAAACTAAAAACAGCACTAAATGAAAAGCCGCCGCCTGTAGATACTGCTACCGCGTTATAAACGTTTTGCCGTTGCTGTCCATTTACTACTAATCTCATTGATAAAGTTGTATTCAACACCAATGCACAATTAAACGCAACGAGGTAATAGCCGTCTGTTGGTATGGTGATGTTAATAGTACTCCAGGTATAACCATAGTTGCGCGTTTCGGTTTGCCATGTTATTGCAGTAGCTGCCGTGGTAATCGCAAGCGTTGCCGAGCGTGTCAAGGTCAGCCCAGCCGCTGGGTATTCAACAGATGAAATGTTGTCTATATCCGTTTGTGCTACCGTAAGCAAATCATACACATTAGTTGTTGAGTTTGACACTTATTACCTCATCGCCTGTCGATTTCCACTCGAGCCCTACCCCTACAACAAATTGTGTAATTGTGCTGCCATTCCAATTTACCGAGATTTTATCACCAAAAAAATAATCACGCCCGTACCTGGTCTGGCTTGTTTGCAGCACGTCTACTGCATACTGCGTACGCTTGCGCTGTTGGATTGCCAAAGCCTTATTACCGAATTGCTGTAAATATGCTGCCGTGCTGTTTTGTTGATTCTTTGCATCAAGAAAGTTTTCACGCAATGCCAAACCGGTAGGCAGGCTGGCCGGTCGTGTGGCAAATGGTTTGGCTTCCTCGGTACCGTTGCCGCCTGCAATAACGGCTGTAAAATCCGTTAGCAGGTCTTGTGTTTGCACAATCCGTGCTACCGTGCCTGTTGGTATCGAGAGCGCTATAGTAGCTGTCCTGTCGGTACCAATCTGCCCTACGTACGTTGTTAGCAGCCAGGTTGCGGGTGCTGTGTAGGTAATGGTATAAGCCAGCCCGCTTGTGTATGCGACTTCCTGCATTGTCTTTAATAACGGCAGCATAGAGCATTTCAGCGTAAGGGCAGTGCCAGTGCCTGCCGTTGCCGCCGTGCTCATACCTGTGATTCTGCCGTCAAGCAGCCTGCCGTTTGCCGTCGTTGCCAGGCTGCCGAGATTGTAATTAAACAGGTTTTTTAGAATCGTTTCACCAGGCACTGCAGTAAACTTTGTAATGTTTGCTTTGTTTGCTTTGTATGCAATAACTCTATCTGCAAGCAGAGCCAGCATGCCTACCGCGCTTATGGTTAGCTTGATTACCAAATCACGTACGGTAACAATCTTGCGAATGATTCCAACAAATTCCTGTGCATTTGGTATGCCGAGGTCTGCATCCTGTCGGTATATGGCTATGATTGCGCCCGTCAGCATGTACTGTGCACTGGGTGATTCGTTGCGTATTGAAAATTGCAGCATATCGATTGCGTTTAGCTGTTTGCTAATTGCAAGCGTTTCAAAATCTGTTACGACAGCCTGCAACGTGCCTGCCGAGTTGTATACCTGCATGGTGTAATACGGTGCCATGTGCTTACAATCTTACTACCGTAAAAATTGCATTTAACACATTACGAGATGCAACACTAGCGCCTGCATACAAATTAACAATAACTAAAGGTGATACAACATCAAAATAATGCAAACCAGAAAATTGATATACACCATAATTTGTACCAGAAACATTTTGTACCAATGTCGTTGCAGAAATTTGTGTACCGTAAATACTTGTAACAGGTATATTTGCTTTTCTGGTACCTGTTGCATTTGAATCAAAATAAATTGTAGCCGAAAAACTATATAAACCAGATTTATATATATATACATCGCCTTGGGTTGTATTTGTCAACATAGTGCCATCGTTACTGCTAGTATAGCTTGACACTCCATAATTCCCTATAACATAATCCGTTCCTGCAGTTGTTAAAGTTGCAGTGCCTTGCGATAAAATTACAAATTGTGTATTTGTATTTTGCCGCGCTGTTGCAAATGGGAATAAACTTGTTACCGAGCTTATCAGCCCCGTTGCTCCTACTACTACCGTTGCGTATGAAATGTAATTTGCAGCACCAATAGTGGTAAGCTGTGCACTTGTGCAAAGAGCCATGCGAACGGTAGAGGTAAGCACAAGGATTGTTGCAGCACCGTTTGCTGTTACCGTATAGCTGGAACCGCTGGCATTTGAAATGAGAGCAAGCGTATATGTACCGTTCAAACCTAACGTGCTTATTGTGCTTGCTGCCGTGGTTTCATAAAAATAGCCGTTAATAAGTGCTGCCCCGTCTGCAATAGTAAGTGTATTAGTTGCACCTGTTACTGCCAGATTGCTGCCAGTTTTTAACGTGCCATTGCCGAGCGTTTTTAATTCCATTGCAATCATTCGCGCTGTATCGTAAGCGCTTGCCCCGTCGTTTACTGTGCTTGTATTCCAGCCCAAAGAACGTTCATTGCTTGCCATGGTATTACCTCTTCTAAATGCCTACAAACCTATCAAAATACGATAAAAATACACTGCTAGACGATGTTACGCTTGTGCCAGAAACAGCCAGGGTATTAATACCGTTTGGCACGTCAGGTGCTGGGTATAGTGCAAATTGTGCAAGCTCGCTGCTGCTGTCTACCAAACCTATTTTGTTTGCGCCTGTTTGGTCTGTTACGGTTTTATATCCGTATCGTAAATCAAACGTAAGCGACGTACCAGCCGCAATTACCGTGCCTGTCACTAACGTTATATTTTGATTGCTTGCAGTGTTGGTAATTGAAAAATTGGTAACGGGACCGGTAACGGTAATGATAGGATAGCTCAGCCAGGTACCGCCGTAATTCAAAACATAGGTACCAGTAAGAGAAAGCGTACCGTATGTCACTGGGTAAATTTTTGGGTAGGGTGTTGGTGTACCTGCAATACTAAACAGTGGCAGCGTTGTTTCCAAAGGGTTATACCATGTAGGGTCACTGCAACGTAATTTTACTACCGCTCGTATACTATAGCCGCTGCTTGTTTCCATATTGAAATCAAGCCCGCCTAATACTCGAGTAGTAATACAGCGCTGGCGCCCGTCTGGGTAATCAACTACAAGCGTGCCATCAGTATTAGACGGCTTGAAAATGGATAGCAGGTAATTCCGCAGTTCGTACTGTTCTTGCAGCGTTTCGCACTCTACTAGTAACGGTATTTGAATGATTCGCGGGTCAAGCCGAAAATCAAGCGTTGTATCACCGTGCTGTACAGGTGAACGGCTGGTAATCATGTGCAGCGGTGCCATACCATAATTTTCATCACCGAGGTAATGCACCAAAAAGCCAGGGCTTTGGTTTGATAGGTTATACGTGTTAGCGCCTGAAATGTAGGTAATCTGGTATGCCATTAGATTGCCCCTGATAATATCTGCATAGCTCGCATGTCCTGCATAATGCTGCCTTCGTTTTGTACTGTAGCATACGAGGCATTTAAGTTGTAATTGTAGCTGGTTACCGCTGCCGCGTTGCCTACTGCCATGCTGCTTGCATCGGCAACAAGCCCGCTGCTGTTTATAATCCCTTGTGCCATGCCTTGCGAAATTGGGGCGCCTACCATGTCTGCAAATAGCTTGCTAGGTGATTGAATAATACCCGCGTCGCGCGCTGCTTGCAATGCATCGGCAATAACTCGATTAATAGCATCTTTCACAAATTTAATGCCCAAATCAATACCGCCTGCAATGCCCTTGACCAAATCAGTGCCTAATGATTTTGCCTCGTCCATTTTGTTTTTTAGCGCTGTAGATATGTAATCAACGCCTACCTGTACTGCTGCTTTTATGTCTGTCCACACGGTTTCAATTGTGGTTTTTAATGCATTCCAGGCGCCTGTTACATCGCCTTTCAGCAGTAACGAAAATACGTTCATTATGCCCGTTACAAAATCAATTGCAATCGTTGCATTTGCTATGAGCTGGTCAAATACTACCTTGATATACGGCCAAAGAAATGTAAACGCGTCTACGAGCAAACCCCAAACAATGGTTAGATTATTTATTTCGTACACTAAAATATCGCGTATTGTGGTTGCCAGTTGCCCAAAGAATGTACCGAGCAATGCAATATATGCCTGGGCTGTAGGTGATGCCAAATATTCGGTAATTGCGCTGCCAGCTTGTACCATTGCAGGAACAAAAACGGCAACAAACCCCATAACCGCGTCTGTCAACGGCTGCAGAAATATTTGTACCTGTGCAAAGCCCGCGCTTAGCTGTGCAAGCACTCCAGGCACTGCAGCAATTGCATCTTTGATAGTAGTGAATATATCAGCCGTCGTACCGCTTTCGTTAACCGAGGTAATCCAGCCTGATAATGCTTCGGTGCCAGATTTTACCGCTGGTACAATCGTGTCTTGCATAAAGGTACCAAATTGCATAAGCACAGGCATAAGTGCATCGCCTAATCCCTGCTGTATGTCTGCAAATTGGGCTTTTAGTACTTCCTGCTGTCCTGCATACGTGCCTACCGCTGCCGCTGCCGAGCCGCCAAACTCTTTATTGAGCTCGGCAATAATTACCTGTTGCGCGCCTGCAACGTCGCCTGTTTCTACCAGGCTTTTGATAAGTTTCTTTTGGTCTTCGCTAAAGGTAACCCCTACACGAGAAAGCGCACCAATGCCCGCTATAGGGTCGTTCAGCGCCTTGCCTACCTGTATTGAGGTGCTTTGCAGGTCTTGCCCTAATGCCTGGCTTACATCGAGAATTGCGGCTGTTGCATCGCCAAAGTTTGTACCTTTAATCTGGGTAAATGTTGCTAGCACATTTTCAGCGCCCAAAATAGCATCATCACTAAATATGCTTTTACCGCTGGCAGCGCTTAACCCTTCTGCCATATCGCCTAATTGCGTTGCCGTAAAGCCTGCTGCCGCGCCCGTGCTTCTTACTACTGCCTCGGTTTGCGCAAGGGCACTTTGCCAGCTTGATGATTCTTCGATTGCACCGGTAAAGAAATCACCGAGCTTCGCAAGCCCTTGCGTAGCCAGGTTAGTAAGAGCACCGCCGATTGCCATAAAAGCGCCCTGGGCAATGCCATTAAAGGCGCTCATTTTGGTGCTTACGGCTTCGCTTTGGTTGCCCAGTGCACTCATGTTTTTATCGATTGTGTTGGTAACGTTTGTAACGTCATCTTCTCCAACAAATCGAATAATTACAGTTTCTTGTGTCATAGGGTAACCCTCTTTTTCAGCCTGCGCTCTATGGCTATCATATGCAAATGCTGTGCTATGGTGTCGTAATCAGGCAGCTGGCTGGGTGTACAGTGGTACAAATCCCTACAGGCAAGCAGCTCCAAATACTCTAATGGCATTGGTGCTGCTGTCCATAGATGCGCAATCAGCTGCCTTTCAAGTTTGGGTCTTGAAACTGCAATCTAGCAAGAATCTTTTCAACAATTGCATTAAAGTGTTCGAACGGCAAATCACTTGCTGGGCTGCCGTCTTCAGTGCTTACACACTTTTCAATAATCGGCAGCATCTCGTGTATTTCGCCGCTCTTTGCACTCTTCTGCAGCTGTGCAACATCTCGTATAGAAAGTTTGGTTTTGTTAATGGTGTACATAATTCCTCTGTATCAAGGGCAATGCCTGTGCTGCAAATGCCTAGACGGTAATGGTAATGCTTGTGCATTTCAAGGTAAACGAACATACAATCACGTCTGCCGTGGTTGCATCACCGTTTGGTAACTGCATTTTGTAAATGCGCGTTGCATTGGTTGCGTATGCATCGTTGCCTGCCGTGCTGCCTGCTGGCTGCCATTTGATGCTAACCAGGGTTTTGTTACGGTATGCATCTTCGAGCACGTGCCATGCTTCTGTAGTGGTTTCGGTGTAAATGACGTTTACCGTCAAATCGAACGGCTTCTGCTTACCAAATGTCACAATGCCATAATCCGAATCAGGCGTGTATGCATCTCCCGTAAACCGCTCTAATTCTGGCATTTCAATAGATTGTGAGGAACCAGAAATGTCAGTATAGGTACCCGTGCCGCCTGTTTGTAATCCAATAAAAAACGCGCTGCCGTTCATTGCCGCTGTGGTTTGTGCCATGGTCTTACCTCTCTATTGCACAATGTCTGTAAATGTGCTGGTACTGATTACCGCGTGATAGGTACGCTCGCTGCTTGCTGGGTATTGCAGCACCTGGGTACGCTGCTGCAACAAATCAAGCGCGTATACCGTGTTGCCCAGCTGCCGTGCACATTCGATATAACTGTTCATGTACTCCAGGTATATCGATGCAATGTCAGCTAAGCCGAGCCCGTCACCAACAAACCGTAATAGTGCTATGTCTTCTATAGTCCATTCGGTTTGCATAACCCTGCCCGCGCCCGTGGTAATCCGCTTGCTTCGCTGGCTGGTTGCATTAAGTGGTGAAATGATACGGCATGGCAGGTCTGCATTTTCTACCGTGTTGTGCAAGCCCGTGCCAGAACGTACAGTAACCGTTGCCCCAAACGCCTGTACAGGCATTGCAGCAATTGCACTAATAATGCTGGTGATATGTGTAGCCATTAGCTCTGCCGCCTGTATGGCTCTAACATTCTCGTAACATCAGTAGGGATTGCAGGCGCCGCTATGCTTACGCCGTCAACGCTCATAATGCTTCTGTCGGTTTCGGCTGTGTTGTCTTTGGCTCGGTACATATATCCTGCCAGGCGCCGCGTTGCAGCTCGTATTGGTGTAGGGCAGGTAATGCTATACGCCCAGCGCCCTACTACCTCGATTGCCGTATCAGGCGTGCCGATGTATGTCCAAACATACGCCGTGTTCATCTTGATTTTTACCGCGTAACTCGGCACAAAATTGGTAGGCAGCAATACCAGATATTCGTTTGGGATTGTTTGCCCGTTACCGTTTTTGACACTGGTTAGCTGGCACAAATCAAAATCAAGCAGCAGCGTATTTTGGAATGCATCAACGCGCCCGCCGTACCGAATGTCTAGCGCGTTAAAATAGCGCGTTGCATCTGCTGCAGCTTCAAATGTCCGGTTGCAATAATCGTCTACCGCTGCTTGCGCCTCGGTAACAATATCTGCAAGTAACGAATCATCAGTACTGGATTGTATGCCCAGGTATGTTTTTAATTGAGCTACAGTCAGGTATGCCACTACACGCCTCGCTTGGTTTTGGGTTTTGGTGCTGCCGCTGGTGTTGCCGTAGGTGCTGCAGCTTCTGGCTCTACTGCCTCGGCACGTCCTGTGTTCAGCAGGTGTTGTGCCTCGCTTGCTGGCAGCTCGATTACCGAGCCGCCAGCATAGCTACGCATTGAGCCATTAACGATGCAGCTTAGGGCATTTTTAAGCCTAATTTGCATCTGCTATCCCTTACGGATTCACGCCGTATACGAATGCTTCAGGCTGTACAACATCCCCGCCCCAACGTACGGTACAGAAAATTGCCGTTTGGTAATTTGGCTGGTATACGTATGGATTGCGGCTTACTTCCAAACCGAGGTTTTCGACAAACGCGTAATATCCCCAATTGCCGAAAATGATAGGCTTGTTGCCCGTACCGAGCACTGCAATCTTATCTGTTACTGCAATAGGCTTGCCGTACAGGTTATCAATTGTGCCCATTGGTGTAGGTTGGAAGCTGTAGAAATTGCCTTGCAGCTGTCGAATTGCGCCCAGGGTGCTGTTTTGCATTACCCAGCCCGTTGCGTTGCCGTCATCAACGTACCATGCTGGCAGCTTGTATACGATGTTATGAATGTCGCTCTGGTCAAGCCCGCTTGCGCTTGCCAGGGTTTCGCTTACGGTTGCACGTGCAAGAACGCCGTATGGTTGTGCCGAGCCCGTGCCGTTAATCATGTAATCGTTCAAATGACGTGCGTATGCCCGCCCGATTTCACGAGTAAGAAAGCCTTCCAAATCCATTGCATTGTCACGCAACAGCTGGTTAGAAATCTTCATTGCAAGGGAAGCCGTATAAACCGTAATGGCAGACTGGCTAAAGGTTGGCTCGTCAAAATTTGCGGCTGCAGATTCTGCAACAAACGCGAAATTGCTTTTGCCGTTCTGGTCTGCAATGTCGAAAATCTGTCGGTCTGTGGTATAGCGTTGAATGCCGAGCTTTGCACCAATCCAGTTCTGGTCGCGCTTATCAATAACCTGGGTATAGAAATCGTGAGGTACGGTATAGCCGCCGTTTGCGCCCGTGCCTTCTACCAAAGTTGCTTTGGCTGCAATCTCATCACCGGTTTTCAGGTAATGTACGATTGCTTCCGATTGTTCACCGCTAAACCCTCGGCTGGTAAGCTTCTTGGTTGCTGGTGCCTGTCGGGTGCTGTCCACAACGCCGCCGCCTGCAACAGGCGTGCCCGCGGATTCCTCGAGGATTTCGAGCATTGCCGCTTTCATTTCGTTCTTGTCCATTGGTTTACCTTCTGTTGGTGATTGTTCGATATATGCATAAGCGTATGCAGAATTAGCAGCGTTGCCGCTCTTTGCTAACCTCTTTACATCGCTGGTTGCCGTGGTACGTGGCTCGGCAGGCGTCGGTGTTAGGCTTATTTCGCCTACTACCCAGCGTTTGAGCTCTCCTGATTCTCTTACTACCAAATGCGATAATGCACCGGTCGACAAACCGAGCGCGCCGCGCTTTACCAGTTGCATTACTTGTTTGGCGTATTTGTCGCGCCTGTCTAATTCGATTTCAACGTCGATGCCGTCGTCATCAGGTGCCCAGCTTTTTACTACACCAATTTGGCGCCGCAAATCACCCAGGCTGTGGTCGTAGTACACAGGCATGCCGATAAAAGAGCGCGTTTCGCCGAGGTCTGTTTTTGGCGTGAATGTATCGCCTTGCAAATCACGCCCGCCCCAAATAATGCCCTTGCCTTTTAATGTGTATTCGCCTACTGCCTTTACTGTCATTACTTGCCCCGCAATACATACAGAAGCTGGCTTGCCAGTTCTTTTACGTGCTTTGGTTGTTCCATTGCAGCAGGCATTGATTCTGTCATCATGTCCATTTCGGCAGGCTCTGGCAGTTCTGCAAGCTCTGGTGTTGGTGTCTGAATTGCTCGTAACATCCAACGTAATTTCTGGTGATAGCCTAAGCGGTCTTGCAGAAAGTTTTGTACACCATATTCAGCTGCAATGCCTGCAAAGTAGATTCCGCCTTGCAGCAAATCACACATGCGCATGTTATCAAGCGTAATGCTTGCAAGCAGGGCAGGTAGTGGTGCTTCCTCGGTCAGCATGTCGGCTGGCTGGTATGCAATTGCCTGGTAAATAGTGGCAGGTGCCTTAAATCCCAAAGCTCGCAAATACTCGGCTGTAGGGTCAATTGCCTCTTCGAGCGCTTCGTACATATCATGAAAAAATGCATGATATTGCGGAAAGTCTTCACCTTCCAGATTCCAATGTGCTGCGTGTGATTTGTATTTGAGGCAAATGGTTTCACCGAGGATTTCGCGCAATTGCCCTGGCAGGTCTGCAGCCTTTGCACTGCGTACCGCGTCGGTTTCTGCTACTCGGCTGTTTACGTCTTCCATGTCTGTCATATCGTCACCCAAATCAGCAAACATGCTCTTCATTGCCTCGGCATGTGCTGCCGTTGCCTGGGCATGCATCATTACTGCCTGCCGTGCTGCTTTAATCATTACCATGTCACTTGCACTGTGTCGGCTTCCTGCCATGATTGCACCTCATTACTAATTACTGTGATAATACCAAATGCCGCTATTTAAACGCGTTTTGGATTGCATCGCGAATTACCTTATCAATAACACCAGATGCCAGCATTTCGGTTGCTACATCGCTGCCCTTTTTCCATCTGCCCTGATGTATTTGGCTTTGCTTATCGCCTACTACAAATTGCGAATAGCTTGCCGTATTGATGATTGATACATCACCTATTTGCTCTTTCATAATTACATAGCTGTTATTCATTCGCTGGCTGGTTTGCCAGGGCAGCCCGTTGCCCCTGCCGCGTACGTACTTTTTCATCTTGCCTATTGCAAACATGGTTTTTACAAACCGTTCTTGCTTTGCACTAACCCACTGCATCGAGCCTGGGTTAGGTGCCGGCGGCTTATCTTTGTTCAGCTTGTTTTTGGCAATGTCTGCTATTACCGCAATGGCTGCCGCCTGGGCTGCTTTCACCTTTTCGGTTAAATGCAGGGCTGCGTTCTCTACGATTATTTTTGTCATACGTCTAACGTGCCTTCTGGGTAAACGTCTGGCACGTATTCTTCTATTTCGATTGCATACAACGTTGCATCCTGTACTAACATGTTGTACCTATTGCTGCCCAGCTTAGCGCTGAATGACAGTAATTTTTTGATGTATTCTATGAGGCGTTTATCACCATCAAATTGCCCTGTAGCATCATTCCAAACAGCCTTATAGTTATCTTTTGTAACAATCAATTTCATCTGCCGCCATCCTTTACGATTTGTGCAAATAACTTTAATAATCCCGTATCCTTTGCAGTAGGCTTGCGCGAAATGTCATCAATAGCCGTGGTTAGCACTTCAGACCATCGGTTGCTACCGTGGTTAACATATACACGGAATGTATATGCACTGTCGGTAGCATCGAGGTATGTATCACCTGAAACCCCGTACCCTTGCGAGAATAGCGTTACAGGTTTATCATTTGCCGTTCTTGCATCACCAAATGTATTGGTAGCTTGTTCCCCGTAATATTGCTGTTGTTGCAAACTATGCATAGTTTCATGTACTAACGTGCTTGCCGTTGTGTTTGGATTTACGGTTAGTACGTTGCGTAGATATCTGCCGCCTACTTTATTTAATCTTCCCATGCTGCCTTCTTGAATATCTAAACGCCCCGAGGCATTCAAATTAATTTCAATAGGTTTACCAATATCAGGTGCAATGCCTACTGATAACTGTATCAATTCATTTATACGGTGCTGTTGTGCTGGTTTTAATTTGGTGCCGACAAAATTCACTGTTGCAGTTTGTGGTGTTGGATGCTGCATATCTTGTAAGATTTGACGGTATACAACCTCTTCACGTTTAAATACAGCATTCTGCAATAACTTGTATTCATCTTGTATTACCAATGCATCTGCTACTGCTTTTTGATGTTCAGGAGAATTGTATCCATAAGTTTTGATTGCAAAATTAATGTCATTCTTGAGCTGTTGCAAACCGCCCTTTTCCCAAAAATCTGCTGATTTTCTCGAATCAGCCGCCAAATCAGCAGGTACCGAGTCAATAATGTGCTGTGCAATCTCGGCAGCATCACGCTGCAATAGTGGCACCTCGGCAGGTGTTGGTGCTGGCTGTGCAATCTGTAGCGCTTCGTCTGTTGTCATTTCTTCGGCAGGCATTTCGGCTGGCTGCGTGATGCTGTCTACATATTCGAGCCCTGTATCACAGCGGCAGTTCACATGAGCGGGTGCACCTTGCGTTATATCTTGTTCACCGCTGTATACTGCCTGCCATTCTTCTTCTGGCAGCCCGTCAAGCTCTCGGCACATCTGGCATACAATCCTGTCTTTTTCGGTGTTCCAATACCGCGTAACAGAAATGCCGTTTGCGCGTGCCAGGTCGCGCACCTGCAATGTTTGCTGTGATGCCGCGCGCGTCGGCTCGGTAAACGCAATACGGCTTGCACGTAACTGCCCAAACATAGAGAGCTGCTGCATAATGTCGGCTTGTGTGGTGCCTGGGCTTACCATCGTATTTGCTATTACTTTGTCTACATAGCTTTTTTCGGTTGTGCTCAAATCTTGCAGGAACGGATTCCAGTATTTATCTAAATACGTTGCCCCGTGTGCTTTAATGCCTTGCTCAATAAGCGCCGCGCTTTGGTCATCAGCCATGCCGCGTATAGGCTGCACACGCTCGGCACCAGCGTTTAAAACGGCAGTAGCTACTGATTTGTCAAGCACGTTGCGCAAATCAGTATCTATGCCGCTGTAATCACCGGTTGCAATTTTCTGGCTTACATCTTCGTTGCGCTTTTCAAGCTTTTTAACGATAGCCTTGTACACCTTTTGCTCGCCGTCTGTCATATCAGCAAACGTCAGTTTTACGGCTGCAAAGATTTCTGCTATCTCATATTTTTTTTTTACGCTGGCTAGCTCGGTATCAAGATAGTCAAGCATGTATTGTGGCAGTACATCGCTGCTAAATTTCACGGCAGCCGGTTTGCCTGGCTTGTGCCGCGCAAGTGTTTTGGATTCGTACCGCTCGAGCTCGGCAGCGCGCTTGCCTGCCATGTCTTGCATACCCAGCCGCTCATCAGGCATTGCACCTTGTGTGTTTACTGGCTTGCCCGTGTCTACGTTTACGCCGCCGTCGTTATCGATTTGCACAGGTGCTGGCAAACCTAATGCCTCTTCGATGTTGCTATAGCCCAGCTGTTTCATTGCTGCAGATAATGGCAAGCCCGCTTGCACGAGTAGTACTAAACTATTCGCGCGTGCTGCTTCGTCTACTTGGAACACGTCTAGTTTTTCAGGCAAAAACTTAAACTGATATTTTAAATTGCGAAATAATTGCTCATTCAACACGCGTTCGTAAAATGCCAGCCTGGGTACAATTGTTTCGCGCCAAAATGATTGCCTATCGCTGTTTGCTGTTGCATAGTTTGCCGCGCTTGCCTCAATCATGGTACGAGGTACACCAAACGTGCTAACAATGTTCATTACCGCGCGCTCTTGAATTGGTACCATGTCCATCTGGTCTAATGGAAATGTCACAATCTGGGCTTTTACATCACCGCGAAAAAAGAACGTTTTAAACGCGTTTGATACGTTTTCTACGTAGCGCGTCCAATGTGATTTCATACGCTCTAATTCAGGAGGCGTGATGCTTTTGTCAAGGCTCAACACCAATGCAGGCTGTGCACCGTGTTCAAAGAATGCCGAGGCAAACCGCTCTAAGTAATACGCAAGCTGGGCGCTTTGCAGTGCAACACGTGCTGGGCTTACCTCTTCGTTAATATCGTTTTTAATGCTCGGCTCGTGAAAATACACAATGTCTGCAGCTGTCCAGGTAGCATGCACTTGCCCGTTAATTTTTTGCGTAAACTTTAGCCCTGTAAGGTAATCGGCACCTGTCATAATTTCAGGGTGAAATGTAACCTCAATAGAACGCGGGTTAATAAATTGAAAACCGTACAATACCCGCCCGCGATAAAGCCGTAGCCAGAACGCGCGCCCTACAAGCATTAGCGCTCGTTCTGTTTGCTGTATAAGGTTTTCAAGAGGCGTCGTAAATGGATATTCAACAGGCAAGCCAGCCCGCAATAATTCAAACGGTACGGTACCGAGAGCATCGGCGCGCAAGTTAATTGCACGGTAGTACATTGGTACCTTTTCGTATGCATCAAGCGTGCCGTATAATTCGCCTGCTTTTTTGGCAATGCTATACCAGCCTGGTATTGCTTCGATTGCTTTATATTCCATAGCCTCGGTACCTCTTACTACGTGTTATATGAAATCGTACAATACTTGCCCGCTTGCAAGCATTTCTACAGCACCTGAAACCGCGTCTACCATGTCGTCATGTTGCCCGTGTGGAAATGCTAGGCACTCATCAATAAACTGTGCTGTCCAATCCCCGCGAACAATTCGCAACATGCCTTGCTCGGCTCTTACTGCCCAGGGCATAGCCCGCTGCATTTTGTCACGTGTTACCACATAACCTTGTAACGATACGTTTACCAGTTCAGGCATTCGGCGTATGTCTTGCAGCGCGCCTAAGCCTGCTTGCGCTTGCTCTATCCCTTGCATAGTATCGTATTGCTCATTTTTCATCGTGTCTACCATGATTTTGCGTACGTCTGGAAATTCTGCTTTTATCCTGATTCCGTCTGCTATGTATAGGTTGCCTTGCTCATCGAGTGCACAGCGTACGCTCGCTGTATAGTCTGCTGTTTCTCGTATGCTTGTGGCAGTATCCCAATACCGAAACCATGATAAACCATCAGGCGCTCGGTCAACAATAGTAAACCACTGCCGCCGAAATAGAGCGCCTGCCATGTCGACAAATTCGCCTTCTACTTCCTGCCGAAATTGTTCGCTGGTGTAGGATTTTTTGAGCGTTTCAAGAAACGAGCCGGGTAGAAAAACATTATCAGCCGTTTTACTGTGTATGATTTGATAATCTGCATCGCCTGATGTCCATAACTCGTATATCCAATCACGCCCGCGCGGTGTTGTGGTAACCCATGCCCTGGCAGGCTCTTCACGTAACGTTGCAATAGCAATAGTCCAGGTGTTAATTGGTACTAATGCTGCTTCGTCTACCCATAGCCAGCTTAGGTTAGCACCGCGTAGCCGTTCTGGGTTTTCTGCCGAGCGTAGCAAAATAGTACGATTGCCATGCAGCCTGATTGTGCCTGTACTGATATTTTCTTGTACCAGTATTTTTGCCTTGCGCGCAATGTCTAAAAGCATCTTGCGCGCGCCGTCTCGTAACATGGCATTTGTAGGCGCAATAATCATGCCTGTACTGCCTGCCGGTTGCCGTAGGCACTCGATTACACCAGCCCGCGTTTTGCCGCTGCCGCGCCCGCCGATAAACGCGCGAAATCGTGCATTACTCTGGAAAAATCTTAGTTGTGGCTCGGTCGATTGCGTCTGCTTCAATAAACGCACTGGGTTGCTGTTCTGCGAATCTGTGTACTGGCTCATTGCCTATTTCCACAATAAAATCATTAGCCTGTTGGTTTGCGGGTGCTTCGTATTTTTCACGATACTTTTCAGGCTTCAAACCCTTAAGCAAAAACATTGCAAGCAAATCCGATTTGCGCGCGCGTTCTGCAACATCCATTTCGAGCCGCTCGGCTGCCTCATCTATTGCCTCGTGCCATTGCTCGCGAACGTCTGGGCGCTCGTTGTATGCCTTGCGTGCTGTCTTACGATTAATCCCTACATACTCGGCTGCCGCTGTCACATTGCCCCAAAGGCTCAAATGCTTGATAAATACAGGTAGCCAGGCTTCAACGTCTAAATTTGTTGTGCGTGCCTCGCGCCCGTCGCTGTATTTTAAAATAATCGTATCTGGTCGAACATATGCTTCGCTTGGTCGTGGCTTTACTTTGGGTGCATGCATTGGAGGTCTGCCGCGCGGTCGTGCCTGCCGCATCGGCATTTCAGGTTTTGTTTTTGGGCGCCCTGGCTTGCGCTTTACTTTACCGTGTAACGGTAGCATGTCTTCTGGCAGTTCACTCATAATAATTACTCAATTGTTGAAACGGTAATGATACGCAAGGCAGCATTAGCCAGGGCAGTAAGCATGAGCAATGGCTGTGCATATGCTGCCCAGCTTGCATCATTTGAAAGAATCATAGCGCCCGTGGCAATTGCCGTGATGATGTTTAGCCAAATTGTTTTTGATTTGTACCATGGTTTTGTGTTCATTGTCCTACTATCCTATTCACTAGCCACATAATAACGCTAATTAAACTTGCAACAGCTGCAACGCCGCCCCAAATCTTGCTTATTGATTGTTCAAGCTCTGCCAGCCTGCCCGCAAGCTCTTTTACCTCGGCTCTCATTTCTATTTCGTTTGCTTTGATTGCCGTTTCATTAGCTCGGCTTAAACGTAATAGGTTATCTATTTTTTCTTCGAGCCGTGCTAGCTTTACTTCTATAGTGTCTGTCATTCGTTCACCACATGTTTTGCTAATAGCTCATAGAATGCTTGCCATGGAAAGTTGTACGGGTCGTACTTGCCTTTGGTATCGATGCCAGCGTGTGATGTAATCATCTGAATAGGATATGCAGCCAGCCAGCGTGCAACAATACCTGCAACGCTATCGATTTGCGCAACTGGGTATGCATCTGGCACCGTTTTGCTGCCTGTGTTGCTAATCTCAATACCGAGCGCTGCAGCGTTTGGGCTGCCGAGGCTGCCTACCAGGCTATTTCCTACATGGTAGGCTATCACGTCATCTGGTACCATCCTGGTACGGCTTCCATCTTTTGCTACGTGGTAATGAATGCTTACGCCTGCAGGGTTGTTTTGCAGGTACGCTAATTCGCTTGCAGCGTTGCCGTTGCCTGCCGTGTGATGCAACACAATAACGGTAGGCAGTGCCTTGCGCTTGCCGCCCGTGCTTGCGGCTGGCTTCGTTTGTTCTGGGTAGGTTGTCATTATGGCTGCCCCTGGTATGACTCGATAATTTCGGCAGTAACAGCGCCTGATTTATTATTGATGATGAAATACAATTTACCGTTTAACAGCGTTAAATTGCCGTGGCTGTCATTGCGAAATTTGAGCAATTTCCAGGCTGCTATGTAGCTTGCTCGGCTCCACACATGTATGCCAAATTGCCCTTTTGGTACGCCCGCGCTGCTCATACTGGTTGCAAACCATTGCCCCGCTTTATCGATAAAAACAAACGTAGGCGTTGCCATGTACGTACCGCCTGGTATTTTTAAATCAAATACATTAGGCAATGGTGTTGGTGCCGTTACGGTTTCTGTTGTCATGTGCTGCCCTTTCTTTGTTGCTTAGAGTATAGCAAAATCACAATTGCAACAAAGCGCGTAACCGTTCGCGCTCGGTTTCAATTTCTGCTATTCGCGTTTCAACATTTGCCAGCCAGCTTGGATAAAAATCCGTGCTGTGTTCTGGGTTTTTCTCGTCTATCCAGGCTTTGATTTGCTGGGCTTTTGTTGACCAAAAAATCAAATCATGTTCTGCCCGTTTGAGCGCTGCATAGGTTTGTTCTTTTTTCATTGCCACACTGCCTGCCCTTCGTTGTTTACTTGCAGCCACTGGCTCCAACACGCTTGTGATGATTTCCAATGTTTCCAGCCCTTGCCATTATTCCATAGCTGCCGAAATGCTCGGTATTGATTGTCTGGTGTATCAAGCTCGGCATGTGTGCTGCCTGTTAACCAAATGTACGTTGCGTCGTTAAATTGAAACAGCCCGCCGTCATTGGTTGCGCTTCGTGCCCAGCGGGTGTACGTGCCATAGTGCAAACCGTCGCCGCTTTCACAGGCAATAATTGCTGCCGCTTCTTGTGGTACCTCAAACGGTACGGTATGGCAGGCACCGCCGCTGCATACCAGGTACCAAAATAAAATAATGCTGTTCATTCGTCTATCTCTTTCTCATCTGATTCGAGCTCTTCGCCCTGGTAATAGAACGGCATTTTCAAGCCCTTTACCCAGGTTGTTTCATTTGCTCGTAAGTGTGCAAGATTGTACAGCAAATCGGTATAGGGCTGCTGGGTATCATGAGCAAATTTTATGCACATGTCTAGCCAGTAATCAAAATCAATATTCTGCCGCCTGCTTTTGAGCTCTATCTGTAGCTTTTTGTCTACTACCATTGCCGCAATAAAGCGTAGTGTGTACCGAGATGCCTTTGTACGCCTTGCATAGATTTGCACGTTTACTGGCTGGTTTGCTGTTGGTTTAATCTCTACCCATTCGCTTTGATTTGCCCAGCGTCTATCTACCAGTATTCCATTGCCCGCGTATATTTCGCCTTTAAACCAGCCTGGCATTACTTGCCGCCTTTCTTGTATGGCACTGCTACTGCCTTGTATGTGTAGCCCTTGCGCTTAAGGTACCTGCGTAATTGATTATCTGTACAGCCGATTACGTGCCGAGCCTGTTGAATCGTTCGCGCTGCATACCAGTTTGCATGGTGATTAAAATCTAAATCGGTTTCTATCGTTTGCGGTTTGATGTTGTGCTTGTATGTCCAGCCGCGTTTTCGCAAAAAATGAATAACTTGATACCGAGTCTGGCAGAGCTCATCAGTTAGCTGTGCAATTGTTCTGCTTGCGTAATAATTTTGCTCTTCTGGCATTTCATATTTTTTGTTACCTCGGTTTATTCTGCGTTTATACGGCAGATTACGCACCCGCAAAAAATTGCGGGTTGCGCTTTCGCTTCGCTTCATTGCTCTCATGATTTCTTTGATTGTGCGCTTTGCATACCAGGCTGCATCTGTCGGCATGTCTGGCAATGCTTTTTTATACATTGGTTTTGTCTGTATGTATGCATAGCCGCGTGATTCGCAAAAATGCCGCGCTGCCGAGCGGCTTAAATTCATTGCTGCAGTAAGTTGCTTTATTGTTTTGTTTGCATAGAATGCTGCATCGTCTGGAAATCGTGCCGTATATTGTTCTTTCTTTGGATTTGGTTTGTATGCCCAGCCCCGTCGCCGCAAAAACCGTGCTACTGTCTTTGCATCGATGCCGAGCTCGGCAGCAGCCGCGTTGATTGTTCGCGCGGCAAACCAGCTTGCATCTTCTGGGTATTTTGCCCGTGGCTTGTTTGTCGGTATTGCAATCAGTTTTTGGTATTGGTAATTATGTGCAGTGCAATGCTTGTACACCGCGTCGCGGCTGCAGCCCATTTCGGCAGCAATCTGCAATATATTGCGTGATGCATAGTAGGCAGGGTTTTTGCTCCAAACGCGCTCTTTTGCGGCTGTGTTTACCAGCTTTGGTGCTTGTATCGGCTGGCTTTCGGCACGTGCCGCTAATCGCCTGTAATCGCGTATATCTGCAATGCCCAGGGCAGCAGCCCCGTTGCTTTTCATGCCGTCAATTTCTTGCACATGATAGGAAATGTCATCTTCTGGCACATTCAGCAATACCGCTTTGTACCAGGGCTCGTATTCCTCGTGCCGTAACGTTGCTATTACCCTGTCGGTGTAGCGCAAATCATCGCGCCCCGTCAATGATTCCTGCAGCTTTTGGTGCAATCCCATAACAAACCTAAATCCTCTCTATTCTCTGATTAATCCATTGCTCTACCAGGGCAATTGCTCCTGATTCGGTGCTTGCCGTAAATCGCTTTTCTTTATCCCTGCCGCGTAACCGAGCGCTTGCCGTTTCGGTAACAATGACCGTGCCTGCCCAGCCAGCGTCAAGCCCCTGTACTATTCGCGCCCTATACAGCCTGTTTGGCGTTTGCAGCTCGGCATACAAGCCCAGCCCGCGTGCTATCCATTGCATTATTGTGCACTCTCTATTACCGCTTTGATTGCTTCCAGGTCGAACGCTGCCGCGTCGTAGCATTGCTGGCTATATATCATTTTGCCGTCATATCGCATTACCCAAACAAAGATAATGCCTATTGGCAGCGTGTGTGTTTTGATTGTGTAATCAATGCCTGCTGCCGAGGTGTACGCTTGCTCGGCAGTGATGATGCCCGCTTGCTCATCACTCATTGTTGTTGCCTTCCGTGTCTGATTCTTTGGCTGCTATTGACTCGGCACACTCTATTGCCTGTGCTGCCGTAGCAAACACCAGCGTTTGCGTATCGCCTGTACGGTAATTCATGTACTGCAGCTCGATACCGTTCACTATTGCCCGTATGGTGTACAAGGTCAAATTGTGTGAAGCTTGAAACTGCCCTATAGATTGCACAAATTGCAATTTCATTGCCGCCCGCCTTCCGTGTCGATGCTGCCCAGCTGGGTTGCCAAATGCACCAGCCTGCAGGCGTGCGTGTGCAAGGTACCAATGTTCTGCTGCAGATTGTACCGCCTGTCACTGGTTGCCGCGCCTGCCTGTTGCTCGGTGTCGTACGCGATGCTGTCGATAAGCACGTCAAGCCCTGCCAGTAATGCAAGCATTTCCGGTATTTCCTTGCGTAACGTCTGTGGCTGCCGTTGTGTGAATTGCATTAGATTGCCCCTTCTGCTATGTGCAAGTGCCAGGCATTGTACCTGGCACTGATTCCCTGCTTGCCGCTATTGTGCTGCCGTCATTTTGTTCATTGCGTCTAACTCGTGCTGCAGATTACGCAACAATCTCTGCAGAATTTCGTGCCGTTCCTGTGTTTGCTCTTTTGTGTACTTGTTTACTGCAGTACTAATCTGCAGTGCATTAAATCTGATTTCCCATGCTTGTTTCTGCAATGCTGTTTCTTCCGGTCGCGCTGTTGCTTGCACTGGCTTGCCGTTCAGTACTGCATTCATTTTGGTTTTCATCTTCGTTGCCCTTCGTTGTCTGCGTTGTTTCGCATTGCTTGCCTAACCATCCGTAGTATAGACCAGATGTACAATCTGTCAATACGCTGCATGCAATTGTTATAATTCACAATCCCAATGCCCAATGCGCTTGCGTGCAATCTCTACGTATTCCGGCGTGATGTCGATGCCGATGAACTGCATCCCCTCAATCATCGTCGCACACCCCGTCGAGCCGCTACCCATGAACGGGTCAAGCACAGTGCCGCCCTTTGGCGTGACCAGGCGAATCATGTAGCGCATCAAGGCGATAGGCTTCACGGTCGGGTGATGATTGGCGCGTTGCGCCGAAGTTCTGCCGTCACGTCGTTCCCATGAACCACCCGACAATCTTTCGTCGCCTACGTCTAATTTGATTTTCTCCACCCCGTCGAGCCCCGCTTCGCGCTCCGACCGCGACGCCTTCGCCGTGTAGAAAAATCGAGAAGCGCCGCCGCTCTGCTCATCCAGCGCCGCCGCTGCCTCCTCGTCAAGAATGACGTTGGCTGGCCAGCGACCTGATTTATATTCTATAGGATTATTATTTCGTAATGCAGGCAATCCATATTTGTATTGTCTAATACCATGTTCAATTGATGCTTTTTGATATGAGGCTATTCCCGGGCCGATACCCTTAACCATTTCATCTGTTCCCACTCTGCATCCATCGATGTTGAGCCCACCGACTCCCCATTGCGCCACGTTGTTCGCCACCGTGCCCCGTAGCGGCTTGCGTGCCAATATCGCCGGCTCGTGCGCAGGTTTCAGCGCAGTGCCCCAGCCTTGCCATTCCTTGGCGAGGTCGGTGATTGGATTATTTGACGCTACCTCGTGATAGCCTGCTATTCTTGATTGTTCAATCCATGGTCGTGTATCGCTGTTTGCCGCCATGGTTCCGCTAGTTTCGGGTCGTGCTTTGTGTCTGATTTTATCCCGCTCCGCTCCCGCCTGTTTGTCAATCGCTTTGCTGACGTCGTGCGATTTCGGGAACCCGCTTCCGTAAATCCATTGCAGTTGGTCACGTATCTCAAAGCCTGCGTCCTCAATAGCCACCGCTAATCGGTGATACGTCCGAGCGCCGCCAAACGCAATAAGGTGCCCGCCTGGCTTCAGCACACGCATGCACTGCTGCCACACGGTCACATCGTATGCTATCCCGCTGTTATCCCACGCCTTCCCCATAAATCCAAGTTCGTACGGAGGGTCACACACAATGCTGTCAACGCTGTTATCTTCCATCGTTGCCATAACGTCTCGGCAATCCCCTGTGTGTAGTGTGTACATTGCTTGCCCCTTGCTGTGTGCTGCTTTCCACTGATTGTACATTTCTTTTTCTTTTTTTTCTTTTTGTTTTTCATCGCCTCGGCTGGTGTTACCTTAGGGGGAAACGATTTCCCACAGTTGCCCCGCGCTGCCGCGCGAATCCGAGCCGCCGCGCTGCCGCGCTCATTGTCCAGCCGAGCCCAGCCCGCTGCCGCGCTGCCCTGCCTGGCTCGGCAGTGTCAAGCATTGCCGCCGCGTTGCCGCTGCTGTTTGGCATTGCAGTGCCGCTTTGCTGTGCTTGCGTTCAATGCAACATACCAGCACAAATGTTGCTTTGAGCCAATGCACCGCAACACAAAGCCAAACACCGCAACGCGTTACACCAGGCGCCCGCCTGCCTGGCACCTGGCTGCCGCCTGCCACACATCGCCATCGATGCCGAGCGCTGCCGAGCCGAGCCGCGCCCGCGCGCGCGCGAAGGGAGGCAGCGCCATTGCCTGCCAAATGCCGCAATGCCCGCACCTGTAATACAGGTACCGCAATGTGACAACAGCAGCAGCATTGTTTCGCAAGGATATCAACAGCCGTTTACATTGCGCCCAGGTCAATACTTATTAAATAAGCATTTCAGCTGGCAGGGATTAAAAACACGGTAATACTCTAGTTAGTCACTAGATTACATAAACTAACATTGCGGTATGCACAGACACGAGCAAAGCGCTCGGCAGTGAGAGAAACAAACCATAGACAAGAGAAACACTACATACATATAGATATATATAAAGAACATCCATATATATATCTATGTGTTATGCATGTGTACTCATGTGTACTACATGTACTACTGTGTACCTGTGTACTCGTGTGTACTTTAGTAAACGTTAGTACACAGGTGTTCTATAAGACCTGTGTACTCGTTTTACAGCATTCTATAGCCTTATACCTGCATTTAGTACACAGGTACACGTTAATTCACATAGGAAACAAGAAAAGCAGTACACATGCAACGCTGTATACCAAGTGCTGGCCAGTGTTTCGCGCGTCACAAAGCAAAATGCCCAGCCTATCGCCTGATATGCTGGGCATGTGTGTACCGGTGTACTCGTGTGTACTGGCTTACTATTGCAATGATTCGAGATAGTCACGCGCTTGCTCGGCTGTATAAATCACGGCAACAGGTGCACCGAGCCAAGCAGCGTGCCATGCCTGCTGCCGTTCATTGAGCTTGCCTTTGAGGTCTGGATTCTTTACCTCTACAAGGCACGTTATTCCGCGATATCCCACAAGCAAATCAGGTACGCCCGCCCCTGCATCGTGCAACAACACTACCGAGGCACCGAGAGCCTGCAGGGTGCCAACAATGAGCTTCTGATTTGCGTCTACTCTTCTACGTTGGTATACAAGCTTATTTGCCATGCAATGCCTCCAATGCAGCAGGATATTTGCCGCTTTCCTGTAGCCATTGTATGACGGCTGGCTTATAGTGCACTCCTGGCTGCAGTGGTCGAGGCAATCCCATATAGTACACGCTGCCTGTTACCTGTTTACCAATGAGCTGGGCAATGTGCTGGCTGGTGATATACGAGGCGTTGAAACGGTCAATAATCGTTTGGTACCAATCTTCGCCAGGCAGCGCGCGTTGCTGTAAACGTGGCACCTGCAACACGAGGTAATCGGCAACGAATGCCCGCAAAAACACGCTGCCGAAACCCCAAGCCCTGCCGATATATGCAGCGCGCAAGGCAGGTGCATGCACGCGCGAATAGGTATCGAGCCCGTACGCTTGCAGCTCTAATGCCCCAACAAAATCTACTTTGCATTGCTCGTATATCTCTTGTATTTCGGTGTTGCGTTTGTGTAGCATATTGAGCCGCAATGCATTGCCGCTGGCTAGCCAGTTGTATACCTCGGTTATATCGTACGAACGCCTACCGCTCTCGTGCTGGATTACTGGCAGCCTGTTGTGTGTTACCCAGTGTGAAACGTGCTCGGTATTTACGCCCAAATCAGCAGCTACCATGCTGCAGGTATAGCCCAAAGCAGAATTATAGGAAATGTTCAACACGCGCCCGCGCTCAAATACTGCCCTGCTTGTGCGCTTTAGCTTTTTGGCTATTTCGTCAATGTGCATAATGTGCATATTCATGGAAAGATACGTATCATCTTTTTTCGTCCAGGCATACCGAATGCCCTTCAGCTTTAACCGTCGTAAGCGCGAATAGAGGGCGCTTGCCGTAATGCCGTAATAGGCTGCCAGTAGTGGTACGTTGTTATGAAATTTGCGCATATCTGCTGCCAGTACATCAGTATCGAACCAAGGGCGCCGCAAGGTAACTTTTCCAATGATTCTATGCAACGTCGTAATACCAATACCGAAATGCTGCAAGGTTTCTTTTACCGTGTGATTGCGCGCGTACGTTCGCACCTCTCTGTCGGTGTAGCTCATGGCAGCGCCTGTATAAGCGTTTTGA